GCTGTTGCAGCTTGGGCAAAGAAATATATGGGCGTAACGCTTATGGACTGGCAACTTCATGCGTTGTCTGGGCAACTTGAATGCGATACTGCCGGCACGTTGTTGCGCTCACAGTCGCTTGTAGAAACAGCCAGACAACAGGGCAAGACGGTCGCATTATCTGCCTTAATAGGTTGGTGGTTAACAGAGTTTGCACAGTTGCGCGGCACGCCACAAAACGTTTTGAGTACTGCGCACAAGCTGGACAGGGCTGAAGCAATTTTCTTGTATTTGCAGCCGATTCTGACAGAGTATTTTAATGGCAAACCTATGCGCGCTCTTGGCCGTAAGAGTGTTGACATGCCAGACGGCAGCCGCTGGGAAGTCAGGGCCGCGACACCAGGCAACGCACACGGCGGAAGCAACGACCTTATTGTGTGCGACGAACTGTGGAATATTCAGCCGACAGTTGTCTTTGACGCGTTGCAACCCTCACAGATAGCGCGGCCTAACCCTTTGTTTTCTTGCTGGTCAACTGCTGGCGATGAGTCAAGTACCGCAATGTTGCGTATGCGTGAGCAGGGTATAAATGATATTGACGCCGGCTTGTCGCGTCAGCTGTATTTTGCGTCTTGGTCACCGCCGCCAGGCGTAGATGTAAATGACCAACAATGGTGGGCATGGTCAAACCCTGCTTTGGGCGTGACCGTCAGCCTCGACGCGCTAATAGCGGCCAGCCAAAAACCTGACCGCACTAGCTGGCTTAGGGCTCACTTAAACCTGTGGGTCGCAGCTGCACAAGGCTGGTTACCAAACGGGAAATGGGCAGAGTGCCAAACCGACACAATTAGCTCGACAGGGGGAACCCTCAGCATTGACAGCAGCCTTGACGATTCCCGCTATGTCGGAGTTAGGTCAGTTGCTAACCCTGACGGCACAGTTACTTGCACAGTCGAGTTTGCTGTTGAGTCCGAGCAAGCAATGTGGGCTGAAGTTGTGCGCGTCCTAAATGACCCGACAGTGCAGCTAGCCATTACGCCAATGCTTGACTTGCACCTGCCAGACGTTTACCGCCGGCGCGCCCAGACCGTCGGCTACGGCGAACTGCTCAAATTTACGCCGCTTGTGCGCAACATGATTATTGAAAACAGGCTGTTTCACACTGGCGAAAACGCACTAGCAGAACATGTAGTGCGGGCCGTCATGGTAAAAACGCAGGCTGGCAGTGCCCTGTCGAGCGCTAAATCACCTGGGCCAATAGAGCTGGCGCGTTGCATGATATTTGCTAGCGCCCTGGCATCTAAGCCAATAAACAAAAACAAGCCTGTGCTAGTTGTTGTTAACGGCTAACCTGTTAACGGTGGTTGCTGGCAATCCTGCCGGACAAGTCGGCAACCACCACACGACAGCAACATTTGAGGCATACTTACAGCATGGGCATTTTTGGAAACAAGCAAGTAACTAAAGCAGCTATTTCGCCAGCCCCTAAAGTGCAGGCCGCTGTAGGTTTCACGCCGTCGTACAGCACCAACGCGATTGGCCAATTTTACCAGTACCAAGAGGGCACAGCACGCGCTGAAGCAATGACGTTGGCTACTGTGTCGCGTAGTCGAGACTTGCTGGCCTCAGTTATTGCATGCATGCCATTAAAAATGTATGGCGAGCAATTTGACGACGTCACTGGCGAAATGGAAAAAATACCTTTAGCGCCGCGCAGTTGGTTACGGCAACCTGACCCAGGCGTTACCTACGGCCATCTCATGAGCTTTACCCTAGATGATTTACTGTTCTACGGGCGAGCCTTTTGGGCCATAATTGAACGCACTACTGACGGCTTCCCTAGCAAGTTCACGCGCCTACCTGCCGGCTCAGTTTCAACACTTGACCAAATGGGGCCAGTATTTTTTGGCCCATCTAAAGAAATTATGTTTGCCGGAAACATGCTCGACCCGCGCGACGTAGTGCAATTCATCTCACCAATACAGGGCATTGTTTACAGCTCATCGCAAACCATTGCCACCGCAATTAAGGTTGAACGCAGCCGCTACGAAATGGCTCGCACGTCCTTACCGTCTGGAATCCTTAAACAGACGGGGGGCGAGCCTTTAAGCGCCACTGAGTTAGCCGATATCGGGGCCGCGTTTAACAATGCGCGTCTCACCTCACAAACAGCAGTGCTTAATGAGTTTTTGACCTATGAGCCCAGCAACGCCACCCCTGACAAAATGCTGATGATAGAAAGCGCTCAGTACAGCGCGCTTGACCTAGCCAGGCTGTGCGGCGTGCCGCCGTACCTTGTTGGCGTCGCTACTGGCTCATACGCCTATACCAGTTCAGAGCAAAGTCGAGCCGACCTGTACATTTTTGGCGTCAAGCCATACGCAGAGTGCATATCAGCCACACTCAGCATGAACAACGTGCTACCGCGCGGCACCTATGTTGAATTTAATGCTTTGTCGTATTTAGCAGAAAATTATGTGGCAGATGCAGCAGACTATAGAGAGAACACACAAGAGGAGTTAGCAAATGATTAGGTTAACCAATTCAAGTTTTAGCATTGACGCAGCTGCACCAGACGGCACAGCTAAGCGCACAATTACTGGCGTTGCCCTGCCCTACAACACAGAGGCAACTGTAACTGGTGGGCAAGTTGTTACATTCATGCCTGGCTCATTGCCTACAGACGGAAAAGCACCTAAATTGTTTATGTCGCATGACTCAACAGCAGCCATTGGCCTTGTCACTGAGCGCGAAGAAGACGAAACAGCCATGTACTTTGTGGCAAAAGTCAGCACCACAGCGCTAGGCGACGAAGCGCTGATATTGGCCGCAGACGGCGTTTTAGATAGCGTTTCTGTCGGCGTAAACCCGACAAAATTCACGTTTAACAAAGACGGCGTAATGATTGTTGAGGCTGCCGACTGGTTAGAGCTGTCTTTAGTGCCCACCCCAGCATTTGAGGGCTCAGTAATTACGCAAGTGGCTGCCAGTTCCGATGCAAACACAGAAAATTTATGTAATAATGACAACAGCGACGACGGCGAACCCGAAGACGCTACCGAACTTATCGAGGAGAAACCAGTGGAAACTACCCCAGCAGCACCAGAAGTTATCGAGGCTTCAGCACCATTGTACGCACAGCCAAAACGCGCATTTAAGATGCCGTCAGCAGCAGAGTACATGGCAGCAATGCACATTGGTGGCGACACATTCCGCGCAGTTAACCTTGCTTACAAAGAGAACTTAAAACAAAACGCATCTGCTCTCGAATTTGCTTTGGCACAGGATTTGACAACGGACACCGCAGGCCTTTTGGAACAAAGACTGCTTGGCCCTGTCATTCAAGACCTGTCTTTCATGCGCCCTGTGGTCACAGCGCTGGGCGTATCGGCGATGCCGTCAACACCATCTAAAACATTTACCAAAACAAAGATTTCTCAGCACACTTCAGTAAGCACACAAACTGAAGGCTCGGCTGTTACGTCACAAAAAATGACCCTCTCAGCAAATACGGTTACAAAGAGTACGCAAGCTGGCGGCGTTTTCATTTCCCAACAGGACATTGACTTTACCGCAATTCCTGCGCTTGAAACCATCATTAACGACCTCAGCGGCGAGTACATGATACGCACCGACGACGTGGCTGCTGACGCGCTTGTATCAGCTGCAACGGCATCAGGTAGCACCTGGACATTTTCACAAACTGACCCAACGTCACTGGTCAACGCACTTTATGACGCAGCACGCGAAATGGCCGAGGACACTAACTATTTCCCAACGCACATTTATTGCGCACCTAACGTTTGGGAAAAATTGGGCCGTCAGCTCGACAGCCAAAACAGGCCGGTATTTGGTTACGTCGGCGCTAACGCCAACATCAGCATGAACGGCTTAGGCGGTAACACTGGCGGCCTGAACTACAACAGCATTAACCCATTGGGTCTTGAAGTAGTAGTTAGCAATAACTTTGCTTCTGGCACAATGATAGTTGCACACACACCACGCAACTCAGCTACCTCAGCGTTCAGTTTCTATGAGGAAATTCGCGGAATTATGACTGTGGAAAATGCAGAGTTGCTGGGTCGAGACGTAACGTTCTACGGCTACATTGCTACGTTCGCTAATATCCCAGTTTGTATTCAAAGCATCACCACCGCCTAACAGAAAGGCGGCGCAGCTGTGGCTGTATATAAAACACAAAGTAAGCAACTGCTGGACAACTACGCAGTGCTGCAAACGCTGGAACCTACAGAAATAGTTACAGGCCAGTCAATAACAGTAGCTAGTCTTACGTCACCGTTTAATGGCACGTTCACTGTGCTTGACACGCCGCTTTATAAGTTTATTGGCGTAGAAAACGAAACAGGCGCGCTACTTTTTGACGCAAACGTGCCTAGAGAAAACCAAGTGTTGTTTGCTTGTACTGGCGACGACGTTTTATACACCGTGATTTATACCGGCACTGTCACTTACACCCAGAGCTGCACCTGGGTAACAGCAGCACAACTGGAAACGTATCTGGGCGTAGACATAACCGACCCCTCAGACGACTACACGCTTTTGACGCAGGCTCGAAACGCCGGCAACGATTTTGCGTATCGTCGCAGGCAAGAGTCAGGCTATGCAGACAGTTTGACTACTTCACCTGGGCACGACGTCACTCTGGGCACGCTCATGTATGCGGCGGCCTTGTGGCGTAGTCGAGGAAGCACCCAAGACACCTTTGCAACCTTTGACGGCATGGGACAAGCAAACGTTAACGCAATGACGCCAGTGATTAAGCAGCTGCTAGGCATTGACCGCCCGCAGGTCGCCTAATGGCTTACACAGACCTGTTTAACGAGGCGATAGCCGACGTGACAGCGACACTTACAGCTGTAACTGGCTTGCGCGTTGTGAATGACGCCACCAAAATTGTGCCTAACTGTGTGTTTCTTGACGCGCCAAGTTTTGAGACTATTGCAGGCGGCGGCAACATTGTGCGCATGACGTTTCAAGTCAAGGTCATCGGCACAGGCCCAGCAGGCCTGCCGGTACTACAGAAACTGTTAAGCATTGCCGCTTTAGTGTTGGCAAGCCCGATAATCGTAATGTCTGGCCAGCCAGGAGCAGTCGAGATAGGCGGGGCAACATATCCTGCCTACATTTTGCAAATGGCTTTACAAGCACAGACAGCATAAAAGTGTTACTCTTTACCCATAGCGCAGTGTTCTTTTAGGAGACAAAATGGCAACTACAACGTATCTCACAAACCCGACAGTCAATCTGGCGCCTACGACTGGCGGCACAGCTGTTGATTTAACTGACCAATGCCGCAGCGCGACAATCACGCTAGGCGTTGACAGTTTAGAGTCGACTGCATTTGGCGATACAGGGCACCGTTTTGTGCCTGGCTTGCAGACCGTAGAAGTAGAGCTTGAAATGTATCTCAGCTATGGCACTGGCGAAGTCGAGGCAACCTTGTTTGCAAACTTAGGTACTGGCACAACACAGCTTGTCATTAGTCCGTCTGGAACCTCAGAGGGCACCAGCAACCCTGAATACACGATAATTAACATGCAGCTTGTCAACTTTACGCCCATCGCTGGCGCTGTAGGCGAACTAAGCATGGTTACCGCCTCATTTGTCGGCGGAACCTACGCGCGCGACATCACCCCATAACTAACCCGACGCAAGGCGGCAGACATGCAAATAACAATGAAGCTAGACACCGGCAACGGCCCGTACGAGGTAACTACAAACCTTTGGTGCGCTGTGCAATGGGAACGCAAATATAAGCGCAAAATGTCAGACCTGGCGCAAGGCATCGGCGCGGAAGACTTGGCGTATCTTGCATTTGAGGCCAGCAAACTACACGGCGTTATGGTGCCAGTTGTCTTTGACGATTTTATAAAAAAACTTGTTGCAATGCCTGAAGTTGTAGAGCAGGAAGACGTAAACCCTACACAAGCGGTCACCGACTAGCTCTTTGTCATTTATTGATAGAGACAGGTTTCTGGCCGCCAAACATAGAGTTTCTGACGTCTGACCTAAACACTTGCATTAGTATTATCAACAAGGCAAGGCGCAAGGCATGACAGCAACCATTGACACACAACTTGTGGGCATTCGAGAGGCTGTGGCTGCGCTGAACAAAATTGAGCCTGGGCTACGTAAGCAGTTTGCGGCAGAGTTGAATCAGATAGCCCAGCCAGCAATACAAGCTGCACAGTCGCGCTACAGCTCTTTGGGCGTGCCTTTGTCTGGCATGTCTCAGCCCTGGTCTAACAATGGGCGCAAACTGTTCCCATACGACCCTGCAAAGGCGTCTAAGGGCGTCAAAGTCAAATTAGACACAAGGCGCAATAGCAACGGCGTAATCGTCATACAACAGACCGACGCGGCCACCGGCATATTTGAGACAGCGGGCCGACGCACTAGCAACAACTTGGCAACCAATTTAGGCAATACGCCAGGGCAAGGCCGA